CGTCAGTGTGACTCCTCGCCCCTCCAAAAGTTTCCTAAAAATAAGGGCAAGAAGAAAAGTACGATTCTCCTGACGAGTTCCTGTAAAGCTGAAGTTCTTGAAAAACCTTCCCGGCGAATAGACACGGAAAGTAAAAATCGTACTTCATACTTAAGGATAATTCGCCAGGTGCGCAAGTCCGCGCGGACCGATAGAGACTCCCGTCTATCGACCTGGTGTGGAGTTAAGATTACATCTCTCCACTGATGTCCATTAATGGCATGGTACCCTAGACTTACGTACATGGGGTTTTCTTTAGGCCATAACCGATACCAACCCGTATTTGGGGGTTATACATGTAGAGTGTCTCGAAAAGTTGCTCTCCATGCAGTCCCCGTAAGGGCCAGTATGCACAATCACATTCTTATGATTGGCCCCACAGTTTAGCGACGTGTGGGCAGGTCGGGTTGAATTTATGGATCTGGTGGATCCAAAGGATACTCTGTTTCTACAAATATAGGTGGCATTCCATTGAAGAAGAAAAAGTTAAAATCTTCTCCCGCGGATACAAATGTCCTGAATAAAGCCACATTTGCTAAATCTTGAGAACCCTGGAGGAACACACTAAAATCCCAGGCTGGACCTTCTTTCGGCACTCCATCTAAAACTAAAGCTTGTGATGTGAGTGAAAAACGTTCGTTTCGATAATAAGGTATTTCCACGCTCTGTATTGGATTCACTTGTGTATTACTTAAGTGCATTCCTCTTAAACCTGATCCTCTCTCTCCTTCCATTAATAACAGGGGAGCGGATGCCAGGTTTGTTGTTGAAATCTCTAAAGATTGCTGACTATTCGTAATCACTGTATTTCTTGATAATGAATACGAAATAGAGTTAGCAAACTCCCCCGCATTTAGCTGATTCAACGTTGATGCATCTACTGTCCACCGGATGGACCCTCTCCAACCTATAAAGGCTCGAGAAAGGTAATTCAAGTAAGTTGTATGGTACGGTAGATAATAAATGCCATCATTTAAAACTAATGCCGCAGTTCCAGCAGCAGGAACAGCATCATGATGTCCACCTTGAATAGGAAACGCTTGTCTATTTAAAACAAACAAACTGGAACCTGGATTCTCAGGGATAAGACGAAGTTCTGCTCGACACGTGCGTTTCAGCAATTGCCTAAAAGATCCAATGACTTCACCAAAGAATAACTTGGTAATGTCAGGATCATCAAGCATAGTATCGTTAAAAGTGTCGATAACTGGAGGATCTGTGATGGCATTGTCACAACAGTCCATGACTGCGCCTGCATCCATTTCAGGAATTGTGCGCAATAATGGTACTGGTATTACAGGGGCTCTGAAACGACAAAATGAAATATCATCCGTTGGGGATGCTACTTCAAAGTCATCTAACATTGAGATAAAAACGTTAACCTGAATGTTAGCCACCACCGTTCCAGGAGTGGTGAGAGGGTTTAGAACATAAACTGACAAATTTCCATTTCCTTCTGTTGGAGAAGCCGCAATAGGGGACGTCCCATAACGATCCACATTCGAGAATTTAATCGATTCTCTATATGGAGTAGTTTGAGCCCATCCTATATCCACTGTAAAGTCCTTTTCATTGGATATATCGTGAATTGTAGTATAATGCGTATTGAAATTTGCTGATGTTGAACCGCTAACTGGATCATAAACAATGCGAATTCGTCCTTTATGGTATTCCGAAGAAACCACTTGAAAACGTAATCGCATCGTTCCTCTCCAGTATTTAAAAGGTAGTGCTGCTAATGCGCATGCTGGGAAGTGGTGCTCATAGAATGGAGGAGGGCCTGCTATAGCCTTTAGACCAGGATCAACGATTGTATTCCACAATAAATGATCGGCTTCATTGTTAATCGTCCATTCAAACGAATCAATATAACTTTCCCTTCCTGCAATGCTTGCAATAGGTAGTTCGTCATCAGATCGAATCCCAGTGGTGCTGGGATCGATAGTTAGTTCTTGTTTGCTATCAACTGTAAGTTTAACAGCTGGATCTTTCTTATCGACAGTTGCCATTGAATCTCTAGCGGCTGGAATCATATAGTTCCTTTCAAGCTCCACAGGGGCGGAGTATCCAAAGATTTTGGCAATCGCTGCGACAGTGTTAGCACCCATAGCTGTTGCTCTCATAAATGGTCCGATAGTAGGGACATTGGATAGAGCTCCAGCATAGCGTGCTACAGTTGAAGCGGGTTTTGAAATGAGAGAGCTATTATGCTCATCTGCCATTTCGGGGACCGCCCGGGTTGGGATGGAATAAGACACATCCTCAGCCCAG